TCACCGGCTGGAGTCCGTAATCGAGAAAGAACCTGTCGTCGGATTGAACTCGGCGACCGCTCGGGATGGTCGACCGTCAGGCCATCGCCCGCCAAGTTGCCGCTTAGGATGCAAACTGCGAACGTGCTCCTCGACGAGCCCTCGCAGGACGTTGAAGAACGTGATCCCACGCTCGAACCGGTAATGGAACTCCGGCCACGTGACAAGCTTGGCGTTGCCACCATTCCGATGTCGCAGCCGAATGCCATCCGTCCACACGACGTAGTCCGCGTGGGCGTACCCATTGCGCAGATCTGGGTCGAACGCATCGCGAAACACTTCGGCCAATCCGTGCAAACCAAGCGTCTTGGCGTGCCCCGCAAGATCCCGCAGCACTTTGTTTGCGTTTGGAGCAATCACGTTGCCCGTGCGCCGGTGCACATCAACCAGATCCTGGAACGGCCAGAGGTTGTAGAAGCCACCCTCGGCCACTCTGAGCATGTTCTTCGGAATCTCATAGAAGCCGCTTGCCTCCGACATGTGGCAATAGAATGCCAAGGCGATTCTTGCCTTGAGCGGGGTCAATTCGCCTTCGTTGAGGAAGGCGATGTATTCGTCGAAGGCTTGCTGCGCTTCAATCGCGGTATTCCAGCCGGGATCTTGCGCACCTCGGAATTCCGGTATGAGCGAGAATACGAACTGAAGTTCGTTCGCCGCACGTGCCTGGTCGAACAGCGCGCGAAGTGCGCCTTCGGCCTTCTCGAAGAAGGCCGCATTCTCCTTGGCCATCGTCGCGGCCGCTTTGGTCTCGTCCATCGACAGGCAGTCTACCGGACGAGTAGCGCAGCGACCACGGCCCCGATCGCACAGGCGATGGCGACGCCACCCGGATGCTTCAAAGGGTCCTCGTCGGAAGGGTAGACGAGTTCCGCATCAATCGCGTCGTGATGTGCTGCGTAGTTTCGAGCGATCACAAAGTTGACCAGTGTGGCCGCAGTATGGTCGGCAGTGTCGCTTCCAGAAGCAACCTCGCTGGGCGAGACCAGAGGCAGGCCCTGCGCTGGATCGAGGTCATGCAGCATCGCATGCTGCTTCAGAAGGTCCCGCGTGCGTTCCTGGGCGATACGAGACACTGCACCCGTTAGAGACCAGCGGCACAGCAGGTGATTGAGGGTGTCCTTGGCCAGATTCCGAATCTCAGGATACTTCGCCGACTGACGCCGTTCCCGATACTCATGCGATAGCACGCGTTCCGCATGCATCATGGTGAGGTTGAACTGCTCTATTCGCTCGGCCTGGCGGATGACCGCTTCGCTCTCCATGAGGTCCCGGCCGCGCAGCTCTCGATGAAGCCGGTGACACGCGAGTACAAAGCGACGCAAGGGTCGGCTCCGCTGCCAGTTGTCCAATACCAGGCGACGGAGGCCCTCATTGTCAAGCGCCCCGATCTCAGGGATGGTGTTCTGGAATCGCTGGAGGTACATCAGCGCCGTACGCGGGAAGTCGCGCCGCGCCAGCTCCTCTTCTCGCGGGAGGGCGTCAATGAGACACGCCCACTCGTGCGCCTGACGCCCGTCGTACCAGAACTCGTCGAGGAAGTCCGTCGGTTGCCCGGTGATGCGCTCCAAATAGAGCACCGAGTACTCGATCTCCTGTCTGAGCAGTTCGAGGAGGGGACCGTGGTGGCGGGTCAGAGGCGAGAATCGCCCAGTCCAGTCTCGCCACATGACGAGAAGCGTGTCGCGGATGTCGCTCCGCATCTGGTCGTGCGTGAGCCCGAGACTGTGAGCAACGGCGCGCAGGGCGGTGTCGATGTCTTGCCAGGTGTGATCACGTGTAACGGAACCGAGGACCGTGCGCATCCGCGAGAGCCACTCGAACGCCGAGTACCGCGCCTGCCACTTGTGGTTCAGCGCCTTAGCTCTGGCGTCGGCGAACCTGAGCCATGTGTCCCGCGATCTCGCGACCACTTCGGCGAGGTCTTCGGTAATCGTGATGGCGCTGGTCATGGAGAAGAGGTAGTCCGCAAGCTCGAACACCTGCCAGTAGGCGAAGTAGTCCATCCACAGCCGGATCTCTTGGTTGTGGCGCGGGTGCCGGACGGGCGGTGGAAGGACCGCGGGCTTCCCCGGGTCGAGAGCATTCGCCCTGGAGGTCTGGGCGAGCGGGTCGTCGGGGTCGTCAAGGAAATAGACCCACCAGTTGGACCGATCCTGGGGAGGCAGTGATGCCATCGCCTCCGCGTAGAGCGAAAGCGCCCACCGGTCATCTTCGGGGCACGTATCGACGCCGCTCATCGAAAGCTGGGGGTAGTCGCGCCACGACATGAACGCCGATTCTGGCAGTCTGACGCGCAGGACCGGCGTCACCCAGCCGAGCGCGACGATTCGCTCAAGCGTGGGCGAATGCGGCAGATCAAGGCCGCAGTCCTTCAGCAACGCCGCGAAGGCGGACCGATCGATCTGCGTGCCGGGAGCGTGGAGGTATCGACATCGTTGGTCACGGCTGCTGAGCTTCACGGGAGTGCATCCTACCCCCTACTCGTCGTTTCGTTCGTTGTCGGCTACGACATGTTCGATCTCGTCCTCTGAGAACCAGAAGGCACATGATGCCTCGCGCAGATCACGCATCCACGGCATAGATAACCCGAGACACGACCTCTGTCTCGGAGTCTCCCATGCCCACCGGCCGCAACCCCGACCAGATGACCGCTGAAGAGCGGCGCCGCGAGATCTCGGGCATCCTCGCGGCGGGCGTGCTGCACGCAGTTCGGCAGTCCAGGCGCCGAGGCGGCGAAGGCTCCGACGACTCGTCAGATTCTCGCGACAGTCGACTTGAACTCGGCGCGGACTCACCGCTCAGTGTGGCTCCGCGCACCGCGGGTTAGCGGCCGCGGATCTCGGAGTCTCACGAAAGGAGCCATATATGCCTGGCGACATCGCGAAAGAGATCGACGCCCTGCAGCAGATGACCACCAGCGAGTTGGCCGAGCGATACCAGCAGTTGCACGGTCAGCCCGTCCGCACCCGGCACCGCGCCTACCTCATTCGGAAAGTCGCGTGGCGGATCCAAGCCAACGCCGAGGGTGATCTCTCGGAGCGCGCGCGACGGCGGGCGGCTGAGCTTGCCAACGACTCCGACGTGCGCGTCATGCCGCCGAAGACGACGATCGAGCCGCCTGACGCGGACACGATCCAGGTGACTCGCGAACTCCGCAATGGCGAGCACAACGACCCGCGAATTCCCCCGCCGGGCTCGGCGATCGTCCGCGAGTACAAAGGGCGCAAGATCCGGGTGATCGTCCTGGCCGATCACGAGGGCTTCGAGTTCGAGGGCGAGCGCTTCCGAACGCTCTCGGCCATCGCGAGGAGGGTGACCGACAGCCACGTCAACGGATTCCGGTTCTTCCGGCTCGGGAGCAAGCGATGAGCCGACGCGGCGAAGCGAAGGAGTCCCCGCCGACGCCGATCCGGTGCGCGATCTACACGCGGAAGTCGAGCGACGAAGGACTCGACCAGGAGTTCAACTCCCTCGACGCCCAGCGGGAGAGCGCCGAGGCGTTCGTCGCCAGCCAGCGGGCCGAGGGCTGGGAGGTCAACCCCGAGCGATACGACGACGGCGGCTTCTCAGGCGGCACGATGGAGCGTCCCGCGCTCGACCGCCTGCTCCGTGACATCGAGGCCGGGAAGGTCGACTGCGTGGTGGTCTACAAGGTCGATCGGCTCAGCCGATCGCTGATGGACTTCTCGAGGATCATGGAGACCTTCGAGAAAGCGGGCGTGTCGTTCGTGTCGGTCACCCAGCAGTTCAACACGACCCATTCGATGGGACGCCTGACGCTGAACATCCTGCTGTCGTTCGCCCAGTTCGAGCGTGAGATCATCGGGGAACGGATCCGGGACAAGGTCGCCGCCCAGAAGCGCAAGGGCAAGTGGACCGGCGGCGTGCCCGTGCTCGGCTATGACGTCGATCGGTCCGGCCCCAGCCCACGGCTGGTGATCAACGATCGTGAGGCCCGGCGGACGCGGGCCATCTTCAAGCTGTACCTCGAGTTGGGTTCGCTGCTGCCGGTCGTCAAGGAACTGCGGCACCGGGAGTGGAAGAGCAAGAAGCGAACCACGACAAAGGGAACGGCCGTTGGCGGCCGGCCGTTCGACAAGGCCACGCTGTACGCGCTGCTGCGAAACCCGATCGTCACCGGCAAGATCACGCACAAGGGCGAGGTCTACGACGGGGAGCACGAGGCGATCGTCGATCAGGATCTGTTCGACGAAGTCCAGGCCCTCCTTTCGCTCAACGGGCGAACGGGCGGCCCCGAGACCCGGAACAAGTACGGAGCGATCCTGCGAGGACTTCTACGCTGCCGCGGCTGTGACAAGTCGATGACCCACACGTTCTGCGGCGGCAAGAAGAAGCACTTCTACAGGTACTACCGGTGCATCGGCGCGATCAAGAACGGAGCCGACACATGCTCGGCCGGGACGCTGCCCGCTGAGGAGATCGAGAAGCTGGTCATTGACGAGGTGCGGGGGCTCTCGACTGATTCCGTGCTGCTCGACCAAGTCCTTGCCGAAGCTCAAGCAACGATCGAGACCGAGCGGGTAACGCTCGACTCCGAGCGGAGCGAACTTCGAAGGGCTGTGGGCGAGAGCCACCGGGCGCTTCGCCGGCTGATCGAGAAGCGGCAGGCCACGAGCGAGGTGACGGCGCGAATCGCTCAGCTCAACGAGCAGATCGTTGACGCTGAACGGCGTCTCCCGATTCTGGACGCCCGGCTGGCGGAACTCGACCGCGAGTCGATCACGCGCTGCGAGGCGGAAGCCGTGTTCTCCGACTTTGATGCGGTGTGGAAGAATCTCAGCCCGAAGGAGCAAGCACGGCTGATCGCGCTGCTGGTGGCACGCGTGGAGTACGACGGCGAGGCCGGCACCGTGTCGGTGACGTTCCGCCCCAACGGCATCAGCTCGCTCGTGAAGGCCCGGCTGGAGGTCGCAGCATGACCACGGTGACCAGACGCGTTGACTTCGGATTCAAGGGGAAACGGAAGCGGGCAATCCGCGACCCTGGGCCCGCGAGCGAGGGACCGTCCGGCCGCGTCCCGAGGATCTCGAAGCTGATGGCCCTGGCGATCCGCTTCGACGGCCTGCTGCGGGACGGCATCGTGTCGAGCCAGTCGGAACTGGCGGAGCTGGCACAGGTCTCACAGCCGCGGATGACGCAGATCATGAACCTGCTGCACCTGGCGCCGGATATCCAGGAGGAGATCCTGTTCATGGAGCCGATTGAGGAGGGGCGGGATCCGGTGACGGAAAGGGACCTGCGTTCGGTGGCCTCAATCAGTACTTGGGATGCTCAGAGGAGTCGGTGGCGGGCTCTGGCTTGCGGTCCATATCCGGAACTCGGGCCGCACATCCGCGAAAACGCGACGGGTGGTGCCGGAGTGTACAATGACCACTAGCAGTGGACGCCTCCAGAACGCAAACGCAAGGGAACGCATGGCGAGGAAGGGTCAGCTCCAGTTCGTGGATCTCTTCGCCGGTCTCGGCGGGTTCCATGCTGGACTAGAGCGACTCGGCCACCGGTGCGTCCTCGCTTGCGAGAAGGACGAGCGTCTCCGGGAGCTCTACCGCCAGAACTATGGCATGGAACCTGTCGGCGACATTCGCGATCTAGACGTCGATGATGTCCCGCGGCACGACATTCTGTGCGCGGGTTTCCCGTGCCAACCATTCTCCAAAGCTGGTGAGCAACTTGGCTTGGTCTGTGAGCGCGACGGGGATCTATTCGAGGAAATCCTGAGAATCTTGGATCACCGGCGTCCGAAGTGGCTCGTTCTGGAGAACGTAGCGAACCTGCTCAGGCATGATGCCGGCGACACCTACACCTGGATGAAGGACGAGTTGGCTTCCCTCGGGTACGAGGTCGATGAACGTGTCCTATCTCCACATCGATACGGAATCCCACAGATCCGAGAGCGGGCTTTCATTGTTGGTTCACTCGACGGCCTTGAGCAGTTTTACTGGCCTGAGCCTCACGACACGCGCCCAGACATCCGAAGCGTGCTCGATCACAAGCCTGCCGAAGCACGCCGCATACCCGATCAATACTTGGATTGCCTGAACGTCTGGCAGGAGTTTCTCGATCGCATTCCGGCTGAAGAGCCTCTCCCGTCATTCCCCATCTGGACGTTCGAGTTCGGCGCAACGTACCCGTACTCCGGGCCACCGCCACTGCTCAGAGATCCTCGCTATCTCGCCAGGACACGAGGGTCCTTCGGGCAATCGCTCAAGGGGCTCTCAGAGGCTGAAAGACGCCAGCGACTTCCCAGCTATGCCCGCGGCTCTGCTCCGTTTCCCAAGTGGAAACAGACGTTCATTGCGCAAAACCGAGCGTTCTTTGAGAGGCATCGCCGAAGACTAAAGCCTTGGCTTAAGAAGCTTGAACCATTCACCCCCAGCCTTCAAAAACTTGAGTGGAACTGTAAGGGCGAAGTGCGCCGACTAGACAACCACGTCCTTCAATTCCGTGCATCAGGTGTGCGGGTTAAGCGGTCGAACTGGGCACCTGCCCTTGTGGCCATGACGACGACACAGGTACCCGTGATTACCTGGGAGCACCGGTACATGACCGTTCGAGAATGCTCGCGACTTCAGGGACTTGGCGAGATCGACCTGTCACAATTGAGTTCGACGAGTGCATACAGAGCAATTGGCAATGCTGTCAGTGCGGACATTGTCGAGATGATTTGTGCCGCGTTGCTCAAGACTGGAAACCAAGGACGGACTCCCGTCCGGGAACACTCCCGCTTAGTGGGAGCGTGAGTCGGTGCACGTTAGTGCAGCAGAAATCAGGCCAGCGGGCGTCGGGGGATCGCCTCGCCAAGCCTGTCCAAGGCTGAAATCCGATGTGAATCGAGCTCGGATCACACCCGCTGGCAGATTGCCGATCTGAGGCACATCTCCAACCGGGTAAACCTCAAGGGTCGAGAGCGCCTTAGCCATATCAAAGCTGATCTCACGGGCCATCTGCCAATCTCTCCCGAGTGCCCGAATGCACTCTGCATCTATCCTCGCTTGGGAATCGGGCGCGAGCGCGAGAGCCCGATCCCAAAGTGTGCCGACACTGGTCCCTTGTGAGACCTGCTCCGTCATGATGGACACGAATGCCGCGGCGACGCCGGGGGGCGGAGATACTTGGCTCGACGCAAGTTCGTGTTGTCGCTGAACTGAGGTCGTCGCCTTGACATCCAGTCGCTCGGTCTCCGATCCAAAGTCGTACCGCGATCCCGAATGACTTCGCCAATGCTGTGCGAGGTACGCTGGATCTGGGCTGTGCACAATCAGAAGCAGTTCTGCCCAGAGACCGAGGATCTGGGCGTCACCGGCGTACGAGTAATCCCTGAAAAGATCAAGAAGCCTCTCGACCACCTCGCCGAGTGACTCCTGGTCTGCCTTCGTGCCATCAACCAGGACGCCACCGACAGCACGGATGAATAACGACACTGTCGCATCGTCTTGGACAAGGCACTCAAGAAGGCTGACGGTTTCCTCGTGAGTATCCCCGTCATCAATGGACACTCGAACCCCGTGTCGCACCCGCAGTAGTGGTAACGAGACTGCGGGATGACCATGTCGCTCGGCTGACGTCGCCAATAGAAAGGCAACCCCGCAGTGCGTGTTTCGTCCAATCCACCCGACTTCTTCGCCACCCGGAAGCGGACGAACGGTAAATCCAAACTGATCGTGCTCCGCCCTCGGCTGGATCGACTCGACTATCTGGATGAGCGAATCAAACGTGTTCATTGAGCAGCCTGACCCTGACGGATCATCGGGCGATTGACCCGCTCGCCCAGCCACAGCGCGAGAACCGGAACACGGGCCTCGATCACTTCGCGATCAGTGGCCGAGGCGGCGTCGCTACCGTGGCCTATGTCGAAGCAGTGCAACTGAAGCGTGACGTCGTCGAGATGGACCTCGCGGTCACCGGAGTAGGCGTACGGTGGTCGGCCTGGATGGGCACCTGCAAAGACTTGCTTGATGCGTCCGGTTTCATCAACACCGCGGAAGGGTTCAGACTCGGGTCGCATTATGATCACATTGGCCGCCAAGTCCTCGTGCTCGTCGAGGGCATTCGCAATCATCGACATAGCGACTTGCCACTGCGTGTGTTCCTCGGGATCTGGGAGAACCACGCCGGCCAGAACCCGCTCATAGAACTCCTTTAGCGGAATATCGATCTGTCCAGTGTGCCGATGATCATTCCTGATCCCGCTGGAGTCTTCGATCCAAGGCGCTTCGGTGAACATCAGCAATTCTGCTCTCGATGCAACAAACTCATGCACCAGAGCCCCGTTCTCCCGGCACCGCTGCACTCGCTCCAGAGTCCCCGCTTGAGGGAGCCAGCCCTTACGGAGTATGTAGCGAGTCGGGTTATCGACAAGCACCGCCGGACGTGTCGGCCGGAGTAAGGCGTCGAGCTCAAATTCCCGTGGAATCGTTGGCTCCGCCAAGCGGTGGCGATTGCGCTCGAGAAAGCCGCGCATGCTTCGCTCGTGTCGCACGTACACGGAGAAGGCCCGCCGAGAATCTGGGCCTAGGTAAATCCGGCACAGATCCTCGTAACCCCGCTTGTATCCGAAGAACCGGGCTCTTTGCTGAATAGTGTCGGCTTGACCGGTCCCGATGTCTCTCGGCATATATGTGACCGTCAGACCTTCGACGGTGAAGCCGCGGTCGAGGTTCTGTCCGCCAACGAGAATCCACGAATAGGTCTGCCCCCACTCTGTTGACCAATCGGTACGATCGACTCCCGGCCGAGCATTCACCTCCCGGACCTGTGTATGTCCGATCGCTTCGGGGAGCATCTCAGCCAACTCGTCAAACTCGGCGAGTTCCTCATTCGTATCCGTGCCGGCCAGGTCTGCGTACGCCTCCTGGAAAGCCGCCAATTGAAGTGGGCGATCGTGCTCATCGCCGATCTCTCTACACCAAGAGGCCATTGCCATTCGAATCCGATCCGCAAAGAACTGGTGGCTGTTCTGTGATCGGGACGGGTGCACCATCATCGATCGGTTGGACGGCACAGGAAGCTCGCCCGTTCGACGTTCGTTGACAAGTCCTTGTGCTACTCCCAAAAAAAAGACTCGCATCGCCTTGAACAGCGATGGCGGGGCCTCGAGCAGATCATCGCACATCTGCAGGTCATTCTGCGAGATACCGCGGACTAGGTCATCCTCGCGCTCGACGAACACTCGATGCCCGCCCACATAGCCGTCTCCGGGCTCCAGCGGCTCACAGAAGCTCGGAGACAGGCGATCCCATAGAGGAATAAAGACGTTCGCCTGTGGCGTGGCCGTGTACTGCAGATAGGTGTGTCGCGGAGCACGATCGCGGAGACCGAGGATCTGGGAGTAGTTGGCGCTTTCTCCGTTCTGATTCACCTGAGTATTCAACGAAATCTGGTCGGCTTCATCATCGATGATCAGCATCGGCGAAGCCGAGTCACCCAGCGCCTCTATCAGCGCTCCGAGGTTCTGGACGTGCCGATGGTGCTTCAGCGAGGTGAGTAGCAGCGTCTTTGGCCGTCCGTTGTCCCATCCTGCGAGAGCGGTATTGAGTTCATGCAGTTGAGCGGTCGTCGGATTGTGCGCGCGATGCCATGGACGTCGAAAGTTCGCGCCAATGTCGAGATCTTTCGCGAGTCGGTCCTTGTTCTGATCCGCGAGATTGAGAGACGACCCCGCGATCACGGCGACGCAACGGAAGCCATTGTCATGAGCTGCGGCTGCCACAGATGTGAACGACAGTGTCTTGCCGCTCTGAACGTAGCCGACCACAAGCCCAGTACTGTTGGCTTCGTCTGAGTCTGGCACGGGACTGACGCACTGTCGCAGAATTCGGATTGTGGATTCTCGTACCGCGCGTCTCGCGAGGGGGTCATCGGGGAACTTCGCATTGAGGAGGCGCTCGAGTTCCTTGCCGACTGTGGGTTCCCACCGTTCGCCACTCGGTCCCAATACCCTCGCCTCGGCATTGCCGTTACTCATTCGTCGCCTCCATTAGTGCGGCGCGAGAGGGATGACCTCAGCAACTCATTGGCATTCCGGCGCAGTTCGCCAGGGCCGCAACTCCCGCCGCTGAACCTCGCAAGTACCTCCGCCAGACCGAACGCTGCAGCCAATCGAAGGACCGGCTCGAGGCTCTCCTGTTCATCAAGCCTGACCATCCTCCGCATGAACGGGCTGGCGAGGTTCACCCGGAGCCCGACACGCCGAGTCCGCAGCGCCTCGTTCTGATCACAAGCGATTTCTAGCCAGTCCGTCGCACCCTCAGAATTCGATAATTCGACCGTCACGCTCCACTCGCCTCCGTTCGCGTGGATCGCAAACTCCCGATGCTCGATAGCCGCTTCCTCATCCTCAGGTAAGGCCGCTGGAGGCTCGGGCGCCGTAGCAGTCGTTGCGCCTACGCGTGACAAGTCTTCGGCGCCGTGGTTCGTCAACGCCGTTACGACTCCAGAGACCGCGTTGCTCGTAGCACGGGATGTGCCGGATCGTGTCGGACGCCCGCTTCGGTAGTTTCGCGCCTGTTTAAGGAGAGGAAGTGGTTCTTCGTCTAGTGCACTACGTAGTCGCTCCAAGAACTGATCCTCAGCATCGCCCCAGCGAAAGCCATCCTTCGTGTGCGACACATCAAAGTCGTCCATGTGAAGCTCGCCCCACACGCGTTGCGACTCATACGTGTTACCACTGCCGAAGATCTCGGGCGGCCGATACTTCTCGTCGCCTGTGCCGATGATCGCTCGATTCCGACGGAAAAGACAGAGGCCGGCTCGACGGGTGTCACCCCGGGCGAGCAGCCCTGCCTCGCCGCAAACCACACGGCCGTCATCAAGTTCGAATGCGATGGACTTTCGCCACGATACAGGCTCACCATCTGGTTCGTTCTGTACGCCATAGCGAGATGCGACGAGCGACTCTGGCTCAACGTACGTCAAGGCCTCGCCGGAGGACAGGCCCGACGCCCCGGGCACTCGTAGCTCTAGGAGTTGATCGCGGATAAAGCAGCGATAGATGTCGGAGAGGTGATCACGGATCTTTCCGAGCGTGCGACCCTGCGGAACCTGGTACACGTTGCGAAGCGTGATCCGCGTGAAGTGGTCGGAGGGATCACACGGTACGGTCTCGATGTCCAGTTCATCGATGCGGTCCTCGATGATCTTGTCGATGTTGAAGTAGATACGGCGCTCTACTGGCTCCCCGATTGCACTCGTGTGAACGTCCCACATGGGAGCGAACCAGCAAGAAGCGCTCTTCATCCCCATGCCAAACTGACTGAGCCCCCTCGCATTCTGCGGAGGCTCAGCGGGCCGGAACGCACGTGCGATGTCGGATTCGGCAATGCCGCCGGCGTTGTCTGTGATCACGATCGTCTTATCGAGACGGTCAATCTCGATGGCCACAGACAGCGTGGCTCCCGGTCGAAGACGGTCGCGAGACGACAGAAAGCTCTGCGCCGCGTTGTCGACATATTCCGCCAAGGCGTACCAAGGCTTGTACTCCAGGTGACGGAGCACGGCAAGAATATTGACGCCCGGTCGGATTCCAACTCTCATGATCTTCGGCCCACTGTCGTCGATGGGTCGCTCCGCATACGGGCCAACCCTTGACCCGCCGGTTATGTGCAGGATATCCTAAACATCGCCCCCTGTCCGGGTCAAGGCGAGCACGACCGCATGAGCGACCCCCTCCAGCATTTCGGTTCCGTCCTTCGCGAACGGCGGCTCGAGAAGGGCTTCAGCCTGCGGAAGTTCGCCGAGTTGGTGGACATCAGCCCGACGTACCTGTCGCTCGTCGAAACCGGGAAGGCGGAGTACGCCCCCGCCGCCGAGCGCGTCCGCAAGATGGCCGAGGTGCTGGGCGCCGACCCGGATCACTGGATCGCGCTGGCCGGCCGCATGCCCGAGGACGTCAAGAACATCATCCTCAAGGATCCGGAGCAGATGCCGGCGCTGCTCCGTGCCGCGAAGAACCTCACCCCCGAGCAGCTCAAGAAGCTGATCGCCGACGCAGAGCGCAAGGGCAAGGGGGCCGAGGACTGATGGCCTCCGGATCGCACCAGAAGCATCGCGTGAAGTTCCTGCACGAGAAGCAGATCGAGCGGGAGGCGAAGCTCCTGCTCGACGAGTGGGCGGAGAAGGGCCACGAGATCACCGTGCCGATCCCGCTCGATGAGCTGGTCGAGATTCACCTGCAGTTGCCGTTCGAGATCGTGGATCTGCGGTCGCAGTTCGGTGGGCACGATGTCATGGGCGCCATCTGGTTCGACGACGGCACGATCCGCATCGACGCCTCGCTCGACCCGCACGAATACCCGCACCTGCGCGGGCGCTACAACTTCACCGTTGCGCACGAGGTGGGCCATTGGCGGCTGCACCGTTCGCAGCTGCTCGACGACCCGAACGAGCGGACGCTCTTCGAGTCCGGCAGCAAGCCCGCGTTCGTGTGCCGCGATGGCGACAGCGTGCCCGAAGAGTGGCAGGCGAATGCGTTCGCGGGGTGCTTGCTGATGCCCCGCGAGCTGGTCTTCGACGAGTGGCACGCGTGGCGCGGTGCCGATGCGCCCGTGCCGGACGCGGATCTGGACGTCCGACCCCTCGCCCGCAACCAGAAACGAGATGTCGAACTCGCCCGCGAGGCGCTGTGCAAGCCGCTGGCGGAGAGGTTCGAGGTGTCCGCGCACGCGATGCGGATCCGCCTGGAGAACCTCGGGCTGTTCGTGAAGGAGATCGAACCCGGGCTGTTCTGACAGGGCGCGTTGCCCTCTCTATTTGCCCGGAGTGTTTACTGTCCACGGGACAGAAAGGTATGAGTCATGGCCAAGGCCTTTGACCCCCGCAAGGTGCTCAAGCAGATCGCCAACCCCCTCCTCCGCGCGTTCTTCGAGCGGCGCGGGGAGCTGACGGAGATCACATGGGATGAACTCACCGAGCACAAGATCGAGCCCGTCTTCGAGGCGTGGCAGGCGCTGCCCGAGCGCCAGCGGCAGGAGGTGCAGGTCATCCTGCGCGATATCAACGAGCTGGCGGACCACCGCGGCATGGCGGTCCTGGCCGAGGAGATCCTTTGGCGCGATGCGACCATGGCCGAGGACTTCAAGGCCCAGGCGAGCAAGCAGGACAAGGCGATGTGGGTTTACCTGCACCTGCCCGAGGCGTTCACCGAGGGCGCGATGTTCGCGCGGGCGGACAGCCTCGCCGCCGGCCGGCATTGGAAGCGGCGGAACAGCCTGCCGAAGGTGCCGCTCGAGGTGACGCCCGAGATGCTCGAGCGGCTCAGCGATGCGCTCACCGCCTTCTACGGGCCCAAGCAGATGCGCGGTCGCTGCTGCAAGGTGGTCCACTACCGCCGCCAGGGCGGGGCCGATTACTTCTTCGCGTATCTGGACGACTACCCGGACAAGCACATCGTGTTCGACGCCGACAGCGATGAGCCCGTGGTGCGGTCGGACCGCTACGCCTTCGAGAACGTCTTCGTGTACAACGCCGATGACGGGTCGATGGAGGTGTTCGCGCAGGGCGGCAAGCCGGTCTGGGAGCCGCTGCAGCTCGCGTTCTGCAAGGCGGTGCTGGGCCGGGATGTGGACCCGGCCGACCCGCTGAGGCCGACCTTCAAGCTCGACCATCTGCTCAGCCCGGACTTCCCGTTGGCCGTCGAGGCAACAGACGGCGTCGAGGACGCTCGCATCACGCAGATGCGCATCGCGCCCCGCGGCAGCGGCGGCTGGGTCGAGATCAAGGCCGACCCCAAGGCCTCGCCGAACGACATCTACCGCAAGTTCGAGCGGTGGCTGCGCACGGAGAACGTCACGGCCGAGGGCGCAAAGGTCCTGTCGGCCTCGGTCGCGATGCGGTTCCGGCACGACGGTCCGGGCCGGGCGCCCACGCTTCGGTTCAGCGTCTCGGCGCCGAACTCGAGCAACCTCAAGAGCAAGCCGGACGAGCATCGGGCCGTCGGCGAGCGGTGCCTGCGGCGCTGGGGGGTGACCGATGACCAGTGAGGCGGTGATGCGACTACTGCTCGCCGCGGCCGATGACCTCGGCCGCACCTTCGACCACCGCGACCTGAGCGAGTGGCCCCCGGGGTCACTCCAGGTCTTCCAGAAGCTCGGCGTGGTCCGCCGGTCCGCCGGCGGCCTGACCGCCTCGTGCCCGAGTTGTGACGACGGGCACATCGAGGTCGTGGCCGAGCGGCCCGGTCCCGACGGCCAGACGAGGCTTTACATTTACTGCCCGGAGCAACTCCGTCTCGAGGTCACTGCCGAGATGTGCCAGGGCTGGGAGGTCAACCCGGACGGGCTGGCCGCGTGCGTCGCAGCCGGGCTGGGCCTCAAGGGCACGCCGAAGGCCGTGGTGCCCAACCGGCTCTGGCGAATCGGCCGGATCCCGTGCGACGGCACGACCCGCGAGGTCGTGTTCGCCGTGCGGCTCGGCGAGGCCGACGCGGCCTCTGTCATGGCGCATGTTGGGGTAGGCGGGCGGGCGATCGTGGTCGTCCCTCGCCTCGTCCCAGACGACCGGATCTGGCCGGGGCGGGTCCCGGCGGTCGTGCCTCTGGACCGCGTGGGCGAGCTCGATGCCGACCAGTTCGTCGTCGATGGCGCTGCGTTCATGGAGATCATCGCTGAGACGGACGCGATCGCTGAATCCAAGAGCCTCCTCCCGGTTGACCCCCAGGTGAAGAAGCAGGTCATCCGCAAGCAGCTCAAGGCCGAGATCAAGGGCCATCTCAACGACGACGTGCTCATCGCTGCTCGGATAACGCACGGCTCGACGAGAAAGGCCGCCACCGCGTTGACGCAGCAACTGGGTCGGACGGTGTCCAAGGACCAAGTCCAGCGTGCCATCAACCGCGCTGGTGGGCTGGACGCGATCTCGGAACTCGATGACTCGAACTCTGTCGCCCGGACTGTCGCGTCGCAAAGCCGCGACAGGGCAAAGAAAATTGAGCAGTACCGCTCAGTCCGTCATTCACAGCGCCTTGCGGACTTCGGGGCGGGCCGTCGGCTCGCCCTTTTTCTTGCGCCATCCGCGACACCACAGCCCGCGTCCGAGGCCGGTCAGCTCATAACCGGCCAGTCAGCGGACGCACCTGTGATCCTCGCCGCGCGTGCGGCGACACAGTTCCACGACTGTGCGGACCTGCCGACTGGCGGTGAGCCAGACCTCCGGCCTCGGAGGTTTCGATGGCAACCTGCCACGACGTCGTCACGCACACGTTCACCGTTGACTTCATCCGCATCAAGGCCCGCCAGCTCTGCCGCCGGTCCGACGTGTCCCGCTCGGACCAGGATGACATGCAGCAGGAGATGCGACTGTACCTGTGGAAGAAGGCTCATCTCTTCGATCCCGGCCGCGGCAATGTCGAGGCATTCGTCACCACGGCGATCAACAGCTGGGTCGGCATGCACCTCCGCGGTCTTGATCGGATCAAGCGCCGCAACGAGGCGACCGCGATCTCGCTCGAACGCACGCTGATCGAGAACGACGGTGATGTCACATCCCTCGGGTCCGTCATCACCGACGCCGATCGCGGCCGTCGGTATGACGCGGCATCACCGGACCCGGTCGAGTCGCACGATCTCCGCGAAGCAGTCGACCACGCGCTCGCTCAGCTGACGGGCGAGGACCGTTCGCTCTTGGAATGCATCGCCGAGCACGGCGTCTCGGCGGCGGCCCGCACGCGGAAGGTCTCGCGCCGGCAGATCTACAACGCGCTCGAACGCATGCGGTCGCGGTTCGAGAACGCCGGGCTTGGCTCTGTCTGATCGGTCATCTGCCGTCCCGACGGCATAGGGAACCCAAAGACCGCACGCCATCCTCGCTCGCAGCCCCTCGATGTCCCGGGCGTCCGCGGCCTTGTCCGTGGCGCCCGCGACATGGGGCATGAGCGCGACGCTGTTCAGGAGATCAGTATGAGAACGGACGTCTACCGCTTCTGCTTCGCTCGCTCGATCAACATGATGGAGGCCGAAGCCACGCTCCAGCTTGCCATCCTCGCGAGCGAGGGGTTGTTCGGCGAGGCCCGGGTGCGGATCGAGGTCTCGTACCTGATCGACGCCCCGCGATGTGTGATCGTCGTGGATGGCGGGACACCTTCGGGCGTCGCGGTCGCGCGCATCTTCGCCGCGTTCCTCACTCGCGAGTTAGGAGCCGATGGATTCTCCGTCCGCGCCGTTCCCTCCCCGGCCCCCGTGTCTGCTGCCCGGTACGCAGCGTGAACGGGGGGCGACGTTCTCATCAAGGCTCGAACCGGGCAGGAACGCCGCACGGCGCGCCCCTCGCCCGGCTCGGCCAGGGCGATTTCGAGCGTGAGATCCGGCCCGAGGACCTCGACGGATCCGAACGCCGGGCACACGAGATTGACCTTGGCTTCCTGATTACCGAGCCGGCGTCGGTCTACCACGCGAAGGCCAAGGACAACCTGTCCTCGCACCAGCTCGCGGACTTCCGGCGATGCCCGAAGCTATATAGAAAGAGGCAACTCGGCCTCGTGCCCCAGCGGGGCTCCGCGGCGTACGCCCTTGGGCGGGCCGCCCACGTGCTCATCCTCGAGGGTCGGGAGCGTTTCGAGGCTGAGTTCGCGGTCGGCGGGCCGATCAACCCGAAGACGGGCCAGCCGTTCGGGACGCAGACGAAGGCGTTCGCGGAGTGGGCGGCGTCGGTCGGGAGGCCGGTGCTCAGCGACGCGGACGCGGCGCTGCTCGAGCAGATGCGCGCCGGCGTGCACGACCACGTGTTCGCCCGCGAGCTGCTGCGATCGGGCGTCGCCGAGGGCGTGGTGCGGGCCGAGTACGGCGGCGTGCCGTGCCAGGCGCGGGTCGATTGGATCAACCCCGTCGACGGCCGCGGCATCGTCGACCTGAAGACGTGCAGCGACCTCGACGAGTTTGAGCGCGACGTGCATCGCTACGGCTACCTCCACCAGATGGCCTTCTACCGCGAGTTGGTGGTCGAGGCTTGCGACGTCGAGTTCGAGGTGCATCTGGTCGAGATCGAGAAGAGGGAGCCGTACCGCTGCGGCGTGTGGCAGCTTTCTCGCCGTCTGCTCGACCGCGCCGCCGACGAGAACCTCGCCGCCATTGACGAGTTGACGCGCTGCCGCGAGCACGACATCTGGAAGACGCGGTTCGAGTCGCTGCGGCTGATCGATATCGACTCGCCGGCCCCCTCATCAACCCACCCACAGGAGCACACATGAGCCTGATGAAGCACATCGAGCGCGGTCGAGCCGCTCGCCCCCGCCGCGTCATGGTCTACGGGACGCACGGCATCGGGAAGTCGACGTTCGGCGCGATGGCCGAGCGGCCAGTCTTCATCCAGACCGAGGACGGCCTCGCGGACATCGACGCCGAGCGGTTCCCGCTGGCGACGGAGTTCAAGCAGGTCATCGAGATGCTCGGGGCCCTGTACACCGAGGAGCACGAATACCAGACCGTCGTCATCGACAGCCTCGACTGGCTCGAGCGGCTGATCCACGCGAAGACCTGCCGCGACCGCGGCGTGAAGTCGATCGAGGACGTACCCTACGCGAAGGGTTACATCTTCGCCCTCGACGCGTGGCGTGAGGTTCTCGCCGGGCTCGACGCGCTCCGCTCCGACCGCGGCATGCAGGTGATCCTGATCGCGCACGCCGCGGTCGAGAAGTTCGCCAACCCCGAGACCGAGACGTACGACCGGTACGCGCCGCGGCTCAACAAGCACGCGTCGGCCCTCGTGCAGGAGTGGTGCGACGAGGTGATGTTCGCGAGCTACCGCGTGCTCACCAAGAGCACGGACGAGGGCTTCAACCGCAAGCGTGTGCAGGGCATCGGCAGCGGCGAGCGGGTGCTCAAGACCACCGAGCGCCCGGCGCACGTCGCCAAGAACCGTCTCGGGCTTCCAGACGAGCTGCCGCTGGACTTCCGCGCGTACGCGGCCCACCGCGACGGCGAGGCGATCGACGCCATCACCGACACCACCGACACGAACGAGTCACCCACCACCAGGGAAGGAGCCTGAGCATGGCCAGTCTGAACGGATTCAATGCGAGCGATGTTGATCCCGCCGCCGACTTCGAGGCGGTCCCGCCCGGGGAGTACACCGCGGTCATCACCGAATCGGAAACCAAGCCCACGAAGGCGGGCACGGGCAGCTACCTGCAGTTCACGTTCCAGATCGTGGACGGCGAGCACAAGGGCCGGCTGCTGTGGGCCCGTCTCAACCTCGACAACCCCAGCGAGACGGCGGTGAAGATCGCCCGCGGGCAGCTCTCGGCGCTGTGCCGGGCGGTCAACGTGCTCCAGCCGCGGGACTCGCTCGAACTCCACAACATCCCGCTGGTGATCAAGGTCGGCGTGAAGCGCCGCGAGGACACGGGCGAGTTCATGAACGAGGTGAAGGGGTTCGCGCCGCGCGGCGGTGCCGCTGGCGGCGCCCCGTCGAACAACGGCGTCGCCCCGCGTCCGGCTTCGACCGCCGGGAGCACCCCGCCGTGGAAGCGTTGATCGTTCACCTGCTGCGGAGGCGAGGCCACGGATGGCTGACGCGACCGTGCATCTCACGCTGCCCTGGCCGCCGAGCGTCAACCGGTACTGGCGGTCGGTGCCGATGGGACGCGGCCGGGGCGTGCGGGTGCTGATAAGCCGCGAGGGCCGGGCGTTCCGCACGGACGCGGTCGCCCGGCTCGCGCGGTTCCGGCGGCGGGCGCCGCTGGCCGGCCGTCTCGATGTCCGCATCGAACTGTGCGCACCGACGCGTCGCGCCCTCGACATCGACAACCGGCTCAAAGCCCTGCTCGACGCCATGCAGCACGCCGGCGTCTACCGCGACGACGGCCAGATCGACCGGCTGCTGATCGAGCGGGGCCCCGTGACGCGCGGCGGGCTGGTGCATGTCGCGATCGAACCACTGAACACGGAGACAGCCGCGGCATGAAGCTCAGGGCGTACCAGCAGGAGGCGGTGGACCGGGTGTACGCGTACCTCCGCGAGCGGGACGACAATCCGTGCGTCGTCATTCCGACGGGCGGGGGCAAGACGCCGGTGATCGCGACGATCTGCCGCGACGCCGTCGAGCTCTGGAACGGGCGCGTGCTAATCCTCGCGCACGTGAAGGAGCTGCTCGAGCAGGCTGTCGAGAAGATCCGGGCGATCGGGCCCGACCTGCCGCTGGGCGTCTACTCGGCGGGGCTCAAGCGGCGGGACACCGAGTACGCGGTCACCGTCGCTGGCATCCAAAGCGTGTGGAAGCGGGCGTGCGACCTGGCCAACGGTGGCGGCGCGTTCGACCTGATCCTGATCGACGAGGCGCACATGGTGCCCGCCGAGGACGACGGGATGTACCGGCGGTTCATCGCCGACATGCAGCGGATCAACCCGCATGTCCGGATCGTCGGCCTGACCGCGACGCCGTACCGGCTCAAGACCGGCGAGATCTGCGGCGCTGACAACATCCTGAACGAGGTGTGCTACGAGGTCGGCGTCCGCGAGCTGATCGCCCAGGGGTACCTATCGCCGCTGCGCACGAAGGCCGGGGCGACGAAGGCCGACACCGCCGGCCTGCACGTCCGCGCGGGCGAGTTTGTCGCCGGCGAGGCCGAGGACCTGATGGACGACGATGTCCTCGTCGAAGGCGCGTGCGCCGAGATCGCCGAGGAGACCCGCGACCGCGCAGCCACGCTGATCTTCGCGACTGGTATCAAGCACGGGCGGCACATCGAGTCGGTGCTGCGCGAGCGGCACGCGATCGAGTGCGGCTTCGTATCGGGCGACACTCCGGCCGGCGAGCGGGCCGAGATCCTGGACCGGTTCCGCTCGGGCGAGTTGCGGTGCCTCGCGAACGTGAACGTGCTCACGACCGGGTTTGACGCCCCACACATCGATTGCGTGGCGCTCGTGCGGCCGACGATGAGCCCGGGGCTGTACTACCAGATGGTCGGGCGGGGATTCCGGCTGCACCCCGGTAAGGACGACTGCCTGGTGCTCGACTTCGGCGGCAACGTGCTGCGGCACGGGCCCGTCGACGCGGTGCGCGTGGCGACCGACGACCGTGGCGAGGGAGGAGAAGCGCCGGCCAAGGAGTGCCCGTCGTGCCGGGCGTTGATCGCGGCGGGCTACCAGACCTGCCCCGAGTGCGGGCACGAGTTCCCGCCGCCGAACCGGTCCAAACACGAGGCGCGGGCGTCGGACGAGGGCATCCTCACCGGGCAGGTCACGCGCTCCGAGCACGACGTCACGGACACCACGTACCACATCCACTGGAAGAAGCACGACCCCGGGGCGGCGCTCACGATGCGCGTCGAGTACGAGGTCGGCATCGGGCAGGTGTTCCGCGAGTGGATCTGCTTCGACCACGAGGGGTACGCGCGAACCAAGGCCGAGGCGTGGTGGCGGGCGAGGTCGATCGAGCCCGTTCCCGACTGCGTCGAGGAAGCGGTCGAGCTCGCGAAAGCCGGGGCGCTAGCGCCGACGCACGCGATCACCGTCGAGAAGAAAGCCGGTGACAAGTTCGACCGGGTCGTGCGGCACCGGCTCGGTGACAAGCCGCCACCGCTGGACGACCCGGACGCGGCGCCCGCGTGCTCAACACCCGCCGCCGAGGCTTGGCGTGACATTCCGCTAGATGAGATCCCGTTCTGATGACCATCGACGCGTCCAATCTGCTCGACGCCGCCCGGTGGTACCGCGGCCGCGGGTACGCGCCTATTCCGCTGCCGGCGGGCGAGAAGAAGCCGGCGATCCGCGGGTGGAACACGCTGCGTCTGTCCGAGGACGACCTGCCCCTCCACTTCAACGGCACCGGCAACATCGGTCTCCTGCTCGGCGAGCCCTCGGGGTGGCTCGTCGATGTCGACCTCGACTGCGACAAGGCGGTCGAGCTCGCGGAGCAGTACCTGCCGCCGACCGGTGCGGTCACGGGGCGGCCGAGCCGGCCGGGCTCGCACCGCTGGTACGTCTGCGAGCGGGCAGCAACGGTGAAGCACAAGGACCCGGCGACGGGCGCGATGGTCGTCGAGCTGCGCTCGACCGGGACTCAGACCGTGGTCGGCCCGAGCCTGCACCCCGATGGCGAGCCGTACGACCCGCTGGAAGGAGAACCGGCCGCCGTGCCCGCGGCGATGCTGGCTGCGTGCGTCAAAGCGCTCGCGGACGCCGTGGTCGAACGCCGCCACGGAGGGGATTCCGCTCCCAGACCCACGCGCCCGGAGCCGCGGTCGCCGCCGAGCGCCGATCTCGTCGAGCGGCGGGCCGCGGCGTACCTCGACGCGATGCCGCCGGCCATCTCCGGCCAGGGCGGGCACGGGCGGACCTACGCCGCCGCGACCTCGCTCGTGCACGGGTTCGAACTCGAACCCGAGATGGCGCTGCGGATGCTCCTCGAGCGGTACAACCCGCGGTGCGAGCCGCCGTGGTCGGAGAAGGAACTCCGCCACAAGGTCGAGGACGCGGCGTCCAAGCCGCACGACCGCCCGCGCGGGTGGCTGCTCGAGTCGGATTCAATCAACCCCGCCGCCCCCGCCGTGAACATCTCGGCGATGATCGCCAGCGAGGCGCCGCCCCAGCCCGATGCGCCGGAGCCGTGCGACCCCGGCCCGCTGCCGCCGGAGCTGCTCCGACTGCCCGGCTTCGTCGGCGAGGTCATGGACCACTGCATGGCCGGCGCGCCGTACCCGAACCAGACGCTCGCGTTCTGCGGCGCGCTGTCGCTGCTGGCGATGCTCTCGGGCCGGAAGGTACGCGACCCCGGCGACAACCGCACCAACATCTACCTGCTCGGCCTGTCGCACTCCTCGGGCGGGAAGGACTGGCCGCGGAAGATCAACACACAGGTTCTTCGGCGCGTCGGCCTCGCGAACAGCCTCGGCGAGCAGCTCGCCTCGGGCGAGGGCATCCAGGACGCGCTCTTCACGACGCCCGCGATGCTGTTCCAGACCGACGAGATCGACACGCTGCTCCAGTCGATGAAGCGGGCCCGCGACGCCCGGTACGAGTCGATCATGGCGACGCTGCTGACCATGTACTCGTCGTCGAACTCGGTGTACCCGATGCGCCGCCGGGCGAACAACCCCGACCCGGGCGTGATCGACCAGCCGTGCCTCGTGCTGTTCGGTACCGCGATCCCGAACCACTACTACGCGGCGCTCTCTGAACGAATGCTCACCAACGGGCTCTTCGCCCGCATGATCGTGCTCGAGTCCGGGCGGCGTCCGCCGGGCCAGGAGCCGGGCATCCTCGACCCGCCCGACCGCGTCGTCGAGACCGCGGCGTGGTGGGCTAACTTCAAGCCGGGCAGCGGGAACCTCGCCGACGCCCATCCCGTGCCCAAGACCATCGCGCACACGGCGGAGGCCAAGCGGCTGCTCATTGGGCTTCGGCTCGACGCCGAGCGGTCATACTCCGAGGCGGAGGCAAAGTCAGACGCCGTCGCGACGACCGTCTGGGGCCGCGTCAGCGAGAACGCCCGCAAGCTCGCGCTGCTCTACGCCATCAGCGAGAACCACCGCGAACCGGAGATCGGCGCGGACGCAGTGCGGTGGGCTTCCGCGCTGATCCTGCACCAGACCAGGCGGATGCTGTACATGGCCGACGGGTACGCGGCCGACGGCGAGTTCGACGAGCTCGCGCTGAAGCTGCTCCGCAAGCTCCGCGAGGCCGAGGGCCAGCGTCTGCCGCACAGCGTGCTGCTCAAGCGGATGAAGCTCGATGCGAAGGCGTTCCGCCAGCTCGTCGAGACGCTCGTGGAGCGCGGCGACGTCGCCGTCGAGGTCGCCAAGACCGCGGGCCGTGACTCCATCGCGTACGCACTCGCGGGGAATCAGGGTGAAGAAGGGGTGAAAGAAGGAGGGGCGGAATGACGGCTCTATGTATTAAAAACTTCTTCTTTCTCTCTTTCACCCTACCCCTGCCCGCGCCCGCGTGCGTGCGCGTGAGACCCCCGGTGAACATGGTGAAAGAGGGAAAGAAGTCGGGCGGCCGTGGGTCCTCCCGGGCAGATCGGCCCGGCTACGCCCGCGGGAACAGCCGCGGTATCCGACTGAGTTTGTTGCGCCTGTCCGAACGCCGGACGGGACGCCGCACTTGGGCCCCGACGTTGGCCCACGGCGCCGAGGGCGGCGGCGTGGCGGGCACTGGGGCCACCTCGAACCTCGACGCCACGCGGGGCGACGACGCGGCCGCGTCGCCGCGCGGATGAACACATGGACGCACGAACGTGCAAGGAGCGCGCAATGAAGATCGAGCAATGGGACATCGGGCGGGTGACGCCCTACGAGCGGAACCCGCGGCGGAACGACGACGCCGTCGAGGCGGTGTCGGCGAGCATCCGGGAGTTCGGGTTCCGCCAGCCGATTGTGGTTGACGCCGAGGGGGTGGTCATCGCCGGCCACACCCGGCTGAAGGCAGCTCAGCACCTGGGGCTGGCGAAGGTGCCGGTGCACGTCGCCAAGGACCTCACGACGGAGCAGGTGCGGGCGCTGCGCATCGCCGACAACAAGACCGGCGAGCTGGCAACGTGGGACATGGACCTGCTGCCGCTCGAGCTGGCCGACCTGCGCGACGCGGAGTTCGACCTGTCGGTGCTGGGCTTCGACATGAGCGAGGTCGAGGCGATGCTCGCGCCGGCGGGGACCGAGGGCAAGACGCCCGCGGACGATGTGCCCGAGACGCCCGAAGAAAACGAGGTCGTCACGCGGCCTGGAGACCTGTGGGTACTGGGCCGGCACCGCCTGCTCTGTGGCGACTCGACCAACGCCGGTGACGTCGATCGGCTCATGAACGGCGAGCGGGCGGCGCTGGTCGCGACGGACCCGCCGTACCTGGTCGACTACACCGGCGAGCGGCCCAACGGCACGGGCAAAGACTGGACGGAGAACTACCGCGAGATCGACATCGACGACGCCGAGGGGTTCTTCCGCGGCGTGTTCGAGAACGTGACGCGCGTCGTCGCGCCGCACGCCGCGATCTACTGCTGGCACGCGCACAAGCGGTGCGGTGTGATCCAGAAGGTCTGGAGCGACCTTGGTATCCTCGATCACCAGTCGGTCGTGTGGGTGAAGCCGACGCCGGTGTTCGGCCGCGTGTTCTGGCACTTCCGCCACGAGCCGTGCATGATGGGCTGGGTGCAGGGCAGCAAGCCCGAGCACGACGGCGACCACTCGATGGAGATGAACTCCGTCTGGGAGCTCGGCTGGGAAGGCGGCGCGGCTGGCGACAAGAGCCGCGTGACCGGCAACGAGCATCCGACGCAGAAGCCGGTCGAGCTGTTCGCCCGCCCGATGCGCAAGCACACCAAGCCGGGGCAGGTCTGCTACGAGCCGTTCAGCGGGTCGGGGTCGCAGCTGATCGCGGGCGAGCAGGAAGGCCGGCGGGTCTTCGCGATGGAGATCTCGCCGGCGTTCGTGGACGTTGCGGTGCGGCGTTGGCAGCGGTTCACGGGCGAGGTCGCGACGCGGTTCGATGCCGACGGCGTGGAACAGGGCGGGATCGGAACCGAGGCGGCGGTCGAGCTTGGGAGCGGGGTGTGAGCGACGTTCCCCGGTTACACCACGCGGTCACGGAAGAACGTCGCGACCTCGGGCTTCTTAGCTTCTCCCGAGGCGACGGCGATGGTGATGTCGTGCAGGTCGCCCCGCTGGAGCTTCACAGCAACGTCATTGATGCGGAGGAACAGAAGCGCGGCGACGGCGCCAGCTCGCTTGTTCCCGTCGGCGAACGGGTGGTTCTGCACGATGTGGAACAGGTACGCCGCGGCCATCTCGAACGCGTCGCGGCAGACGGGCTCGCCGTCGAAGGCGAGTTGCGGCTGCGCGATGGCCGACTCGAGCAGGCCTGGATCGCGCACGCCCACCGCGCCGCCGTACCTGGCGATTTGGTCGGCGTACAGCATCAGCACGTCATCGAGGGTGAGGAACTCGACCGCCATCGGTCACTCGGCGAGCCGCCGCAGGTCCGCCTCGTGCTCGGCGTTAATGTCCTCCAGCGCGTCGCGGAGTTTGGCCTCCCGCTCGGCATCACGCACCGGCGACACGAGGATCGACCGCCCGTTGGTGGTGATCTCCAGCGGCGTGTCGGGATTGATCCGGAGCAGGTCGAGGATCGGCTTGTCGATGATCATCGCGTAGCTGTTGCCGTGCTTGATGAGGTTCTTGACCATGGGGGCCTCCGTCTGCCGGAATACTATCGTATATACGGCGTGTATCCAAGCCGGGTTCAGCCCGACCGGGCGGATTCCGGGGCATCGCCGCCCCCCGATGGCGTTACCGGGCCCGGAAAACCTGCCTGGCGGCTGGTTCAGGCCGCTTTACCAGCGGCCGGCGCTAGTTAAGCCGGCTTGACCTGGGGCCCGCTGAGAAGCGCTCGTTTCTCTGCGGGTGGTCCTGGGAAGCGATCGCTTCGCACCCGTCGCACGAGAAACCCCGGCCGGCGGCCGGGGAAGCGGTGTCGGGCGGCCCGAAGCCGGTCAGCCGGCGTCCGTGGGCTCGGGGCCCTTCTCCCGCAGCGCGTGGTACTCGGTCATGGCGTCGAGGTAGCAATCGGGGCTGGCCGCGTGGTTGGAGTCGCCCCGGCGCTCGACGATGCCCCGCTCCTTCAGGAACGCCAGGGCGACGGCCGCCTGGGTCCAGGCGACCTGCTCGGCCCCGGCGATCTGGTTGAGCGTCCGCTGGTCGCTGTCGCGCCCGTCGAAGTGGTGCGCGACCGCCCGGAGCGTCACGAGCGAGCAGCGGTGCTCATAGGTGTGGCCGTCGGTGCTGATGCGGGTACGGACGAGCTCGCCCTTGTCATCGACGCGGAAGTGTTCGATCGGGTGGCGTCGGTTCATGCCTCGGCCTCCCGCTCGCGAGTTGGGTCGCCCTCGCGCCAGATCAGGCCCGGCCCCGGGTCGTACCGGCAGCCGCAGGTGTGGCACTCGACCACGTCGTCCTCGACCCAGATCAAAAGGTCCATCTCCCGCTCACCGCACCAAGGGCATGCGAAGCCGGGTTCAACGGAGGTGCTGTCGTGCTGATCGGTCATGGTTCAGGCTCCCTTCTTCGTCTTGGGCCCCGCCTCGAACAGCCCGCGGTCGGCCTTGCGGAAGCGGGCCGCCTCACCCTTCTTGGCGATCTCACGCGTCATCGCGGCGTAGAGCGTGGCCTCGGGCGTCTTGCCGCTGGTCTTCCAGCCGGCGGCGATCGCACGCTCGGCGATCTGCTTGGCCTTCAGGGGCTCGCCTGCATCGGCGAGCACCTTGGCGGCGAGGTCGAGCCCGCTCGGCTTGCGATCCGCTTTGGCCGCGATCTTCGCGACCGGGTCCTTCCCGCCGTCCTGCTTGCGACGCTTCGCCGCGGCCTTCGCGGGTGCGGCACTCTCGGTCATCGCCCGTTCGCTCGGCGTCATGCCGTCCTTGCTCGCGGCCCGCTGGTCGCGCTTGGTCGCGTTCTCCTGGTCGGCCGCGGCGATGGCCTTGAGGTTGGCGTCGACGCTCGCCTTCGCGTCGGCGAGGGCCCGCTTGGACTTCGCCGCGCCGTCGGCCCGGGCGGCGCTCGCGGACATTCGCGGTGTCTTCCTGGCGGCGGTCAAAGCTGCGACCGTCTTCGCGGCTGCTGCTTTGGTCGCGGCGGACTTCTTGGTGATCGCCGCTCGTTGCTCGGCCGTTTTCTTGGTGGTGGTCTT